AAACTACGCTTTCCACCCGTGGCAGGCAAGCGAAAGAAAAAAGGCCGCTGAATCAGCATTTTCACACTGAAGCAGCGGCCTTTTGAATTTGGTTCAGGCTATCTTTTTGAGGTAATTATATGCCATCTTGCACACTCCGGCTTCGGTATAGTACCGTCCGAGCGTCCCTGCGATCTCAGCCCATGAGCGGCACCGCACGAAACGGAGCCTGAAAATCAGGCGCATCCGTGGGTCTGAAATCGACACGCAGAATTCTTCTATTGCTGGAAGCACCCTCTCGGCTTCGGCTTCAAGCTCTTTGATGCCGGCATCCAAATCTGCCAGGTCTGCGGCCAGATCACCAACCTTGTCACGAACACCGGGAGTATGGGGCATTCCTGACAGTGATGGGGATGCTGGCCCCATCTTCTGGCACATGTTCTCGTAGATTTCTTTGTCCTCATCAATCTGCTTGCGAAGCGTTAAGTATCTGGACAGCTCTTGCACCGTCATACCTGACCTCCAGTAATATGTGCGCGGCCTCCAATTTGTAGAGGTGCTACCCAATTATTTTAGCACATTTTACGGCAAAAATACAGGTCTTGCAGTCGGATTATTTACGGATGAACGGGCAATCCACGCCCAGCCAGATAGGCGGCTGTCCATTGCCGATCACCGAGAACCACAGCCGCCCGGTCAGCAGGAGCTTGATGCGCTCCCATAATGTAAGATGCCAGCAGGAGATCACCTGTCCCTCTCCCCGGAAAGCTGGAAGCGCTTCGCACTTGTCTTCCATGCCCTCCGGCGGGTTATAGGTGATGTTCTGCTCACGGAATGGAATAGGAGTCATGCGCTTTCCTTTCTGGCGCGGATCGTCACGCCCTTGGGGGTGATCGTCACGACCGCATTCAGCGCCCGCGCCGCATCCACCATCGTGTCCATCCGAGGATTTCCGTAGAGTTCCCTGTAGCCCATCAGGTTCCGTGCAGTATGCGGGGACAGCCCTGACTTCCGGCTAAACTCGCTGAGGGTCATCCCCCGGAGCTTGCGAATCTCATTCAGTGTTATCATCGGCCCTCCTAAGCGCCACGCTTTCTTCTTTCAGCCAGTCCTTGATGCAGTGGAAGCAATGTTCTCTGCTCCGGCAACGGCTCGTCTGCTTCCGCTGGACGAATTCACAGAGCAGCTGGGTGAAGTTTTCCCGGATGTCTGCATCCGACATCGAGCGGATAAAGTCACCGTTGGTCATTTCTGCGGTTCCTCCATCAGCTCCATCAGCCGTTCTTTGGCGCGGGTCAGCACATCGATTTGCCGCCGGGCTTTCTTCTGTGCTGCCGGCATGGCCGCTTTCAGCGCCGGGGAGATTGCATTGAACACAGCCCCCGCATACCCCGGCATATTGGCGGTGCGCTCTGCATCGGAGATCAGCTCCTGCAAATCAGTGAGGAGCTGGACATCTTTTTGAAAATTTGACATCAGGCATCCCCCTTTATACATTCTGAAAGCGGTTGAAGCACTGGACGTTGTTGCAGAAGCGCTCTGTCCCAATAATTTTCAGCGGCTTGCCGCAGTATGCACAAAAGGTCGGACTCAGCTTCACGCTTATCGACCGCGGCGTTTCGGGTTCACTTTTCGTCCCACCATGCTGCATCAGGTTGATGCCGCACATGATGGAGCCGGGTTCAACTGCTTCCCAGCAGTACGCCCTCGCCTTGCATATAGAACAATCTCTCATATTGCCATCACCCCACTTAAATCAGGAATGCAGGGATGAGAAGAAACCAGAGGTATCTTCCATCCCTTGTCACATAAACAGAAATGGAGATTGCAACGCACACAGCAATCCACTTTATGACATCGGTAATCTGAATCCACTTCATTCCGAATCCCTCCTTTCCTCCACATAGCACCAGCTCTGCGGCGCTTCATACAGGGTGCAGCCATTGACTGCACAGGTGGGCGGCTCCATATAGTTGCCAGACGGTTGATAGTTCTCGCAGTCTGCATTGCCGCAAACACCAGTCCCGTTCATGCCACAGAAACCGTGGCGGGAAAAGTCCTCCAGCTTGAGCGGCTCCTCGTAGAGCTTCAGCTGAGAGATCTTCCAGCCGTATACCGGCTCACCCTGCGCATACTTTACGATTTCATCAAGGGTCAGGCAGCTTTCATACAATGCAGGGAAGCGCTTGATGCTGATGCCCTTGCCGATCGGCCTGAACACATCAAATCCGATGCAGACGAACTCACCGAAAACAAGGCCGCTCCCACGACCGCCATCCATGGTCTCATAGATATAAACCTTGAACGGCACTTCCAGCTTCGGGCAGGTCTTGCGGACCTCAACCGTCTTGCGCCCCCGCCGGATCAGGTCACACCACTTGGGCTTGATGCTGATAAGGACTGCTTTCATGTGCTAACCTCTTCTTCCAAATATTTTTTATCG